ATTATGAATATGAGAATATATTATCGACGGTTCAAGTACGAAATAAGGTTCTCGTAACTGGCGGTTATGGGCGAAATATCCAACGAGGCATTCGTACCACAAAATCGGTAAAAAGACTCGGCTGTTCGATTTTAAAGAATTTAATTGAAGCCGCGAAATTACATATCACTGATTTTGACATAATTTCCGAACTTTCGACCTTTGTATCAAAAGGATCCAGTTTTGAAGCTGAGGACGGTAGTCATGATGACCTCGTTATGTGTTTAGTTCTCTTTGCATGGCTCTCAAATCAAGAGTTTTTTAAAGATTTATCAAATATCAACCTTCGAAGTAAACTTTATGCCGATCAAATGAACGCTATCGAGGAAGAATCACTACCTTTACCGATCATTTTGGACGATGTTGCAGAAATGCAGCGAATGCGAATGGGTGGTGACTTATGGACGGTAGTAGAAAGAGATGAATCTGACAAATATGGTTTTTAATAAATATCCCGTAGAACCTACAAGATTGATCTCTACCCTAGGAGAATAAATATGGCTTTTCAATTATCACCAGGTGTAAATGTTTCTGAAGTCGATTTAACAACAGTTGTCCCTGCTGTTGGTACCACGACTGGCGCACTCGTTGGAACATTTGCATGGGGTCCAGCGAACCAAATTACGCTTGTTTCTTCAGAAAACAAGTTGGTCGAAATTTTCGGCAAACCAAATAACGAAACAGCAAACGATTTTTTCACTGCTGCAAACTTTCTTGCATACGGCAATTCCTTGCGCCTAGTTCGCGCAAATACGGACTCAAACAATGCAACATCAAGAAATACAACAGGATTAAAGATTTTCAACGACGAACAGTACACTGCAAGTTACTATGCTTCTGGCGAAGCAACTTATGGTCCATGGGCTGCTCGTTATCCAGGAACACTTGGTAACTCACTTAAAGTTTCTGTTTGCGACTCAGCAACGGCATATTCAAGCTGGGCATATAAAAATTCATTTAGCGATGAGCCAGGTACTTCACTCTTTGCTCAAGGTCGTGGTGCAACGAATGACGAAATGCATATCGCAGTCATTGACGAAGATGGTTTGATCACAGGAACACAAAATACAGTTATTGAAGTTTATCCTTTCGTATCAAAAGCATCGGATGCTAAGAACGACACAGGCGCTTCAAACTATTATAAAGAAGTTATTTTCAGAACATCAGAATATGTACACTGGTTGGGTCATACCAATCTTGGCGCTAACGTAACAAACTGGGGTTCAGAAGCTGCACTTGGTAGAGAATTTGCTCGCAACAATACAGCAAATACTCAATCACTACAAGGCGGTACACTTGTAAGTGCAACAGCAGGCAATCTAACATACGGTTGGGATCGTTTTGAGCAGTCAGAAACAGTTGATGTTTCTCTACTCATGACATCAAACGCAGAAGCAACAGTAGCAGGTCATGTAATTGATCTTGCCGCTGCGCGCAGAGACTGCGTTGCTTTCGTATCGCCACCATTAAGTGCAGCACAAAGCTCCGATCCTGTTTCTGATGTTGTTACATATAAAACAAGCACTTTAAACAAATCAACAAGTTATGCTGTAATGGATAGCGGTTGGAAGTATATGTACGACAAATACAACGACGTTTATCGTTGGGTTCCACTCAATGGTGACATCGCTGGTCTTTGCGTACGCACTGACACAGAACGTGATCCTTGGTTCTCACCAGCTGGTTTCAATCGCGGTCAAATTCGTAACATCGTTAAACTTGCATTTAACCCAAGCAAGACGCAGCGTGACGAACTTTATCGCAACAGCGTTAATCCTGTGACTTCGTTCCCAGGTGAAGGTACTGTTCTATTCGGCGATAAAACACTTCAATCGAAAGCATCTTCGTTTGATCGCATTAATGTACGTCGCTTGTTTATTGTTCTTGAGAAGGCTATTTCGAGAGCAGCACGCGCAAGCCTCTTTGAGTTCAATGATGAATTTACACGCTCCAGCTTCGTAAATCTAATTGAGCCATTCCTCAGAGAAGTACAAGGTCGTCGTGGTATTTTCGACTTCCGTGTTGTTTGTGACGCAACAAACAATACACCAGAAGTTATTGACCGAAATGAATTTGTCGGAGACATTTACATCAAACCAACAAGATCAATCAACTTCATTCAGTTGAACTTTGTTGCTGTTCGTAGTGGTGTGACCTTCGATGAAATCGTTGGACGCTTCTAATAAATAGGATTAACGGCTAGGAGAAAGCAAAAATGGCTTTTAACGTATACGATTTTAGATCATCATTGCAATTCGACGGTGCACGTCCTAATCTATTTGAAGTAAATATTAACTTCCCTGGATTTCTTGGCGAAAGCACTGCTCGTAGACAAATGACGTTCTTATGTAAATCTGCTCAGTTACCAGGATCGATTGTATCACCAATCCAATTATTCTACTTTGGACGTGAGGTTAAATTTTCTGGTAATAGAACCTTCCAAGATTGGACAGTGCAGATCATTAACGACGAAGATTTTAGAGTAAGAAATGCCTTCGAAAGATGGATGAACGCTCTAAACAGTCACCAAACAAACCTTCGTAACCCAGTTGCCGCTACACCAAACGGTTATACAGCTGACGCAGTTGTAAATCAATATGGTAAGTCAGGCGACATTATTAAGTCTTACAAGTTTGTTGGTATGTTCCCAGTTGACGTCACGCAAATTGATCTCGATTGGGGCGCAAATGATCAGATCGAAGAGTACGCAGTATCGTTCGCATATCAATACTGGACTGCTGCTGGCGTAACGACTTGATTCTTGACTTACTTTTTCAGTAGGTCAATCCACATGATGACATCTCAGGTTTAAATTATGAATATATTCGGTTTTGAGATTTTACGCAAAAAAGAGGAAACTCTTGACGCATCAGTCACGCCTACAGTTGTAAGCCCACAGATCGAAGATGGAGCCATCAATATTTCAGCGGGATCCCACTATGGTATCTACGTTGATATTGATGGCTCTTATCGTTCTGAAGTAGACCTCGTGACAAAATATCGCACAATGGCTATGCAACCAGAAGTTGAACAAGCCATTGAAGATATCGTTAACGAATCAGTTGTGCACGATGAAGAAGGTAACTCCGTTAAGATTATGGTTGACGATTTAGAACAGCCACAATCAATTAAAGATAAAATTACAGAAGAATTTAAACACGTTATGAAGTTGCTCGACTTCAATAATAATGGCGGTGATATTTTCCGTCGTTGGTATGTTGATGGTCGTTTATACTTTAATGTGATTATTGATCCAAATAATCCGCGAGCAGGCATACAAAGTTTAATCAATATTGATCCAAGACGCATTCGCAAAGTTAGAAACGTAAAAAAGAAAAAAGACAAAGCAACGCAAACAGAAGTTATCGACAACGTTGAAGAGTATTTTATTTACAACGAAAAAACATTAAACAATACAGTAAGCAATCCAATTCTAACTGGTAACTATTCAGGTGGAACAAAACTCACAAACGATTCAGTCGTATACTTAACATCAGGTTTGTATGATCCTGCTCGCTCTACTGTTTTAAGTTATTTGCATAAAGCAATTCGCCCTATGAATCAGTTGCGCTTCGTTGAAGACGCAATTGTTATCTATCGTTTAAGTCGTGCTCCTGAACGTCGCGTATTCTATGTTGACGTTGGTAACATGCCTAAGATGAAAGCAGAACAATATCTGCGCGATCTTATGGTTAAGTATCGTAACAAACTTGTATACGATAGTACGACAGGCGAGATTCGTGATGATCGTCGTCAGTTGTCAATGCTTGAAGATTTCTGGATGCCTCGTCGTGGCGAAGGCAAGTCTACTGAAATCACAACATTACCATCGGGTCAAAACCTTGGTGAGTTGTCAGACGTAAACTATTTTGAACGTAAACTATACAAATCACTTAATGTTCCAATTTCTCGTTTAGAAGCACAACAAGGATTTACACTTGGTCGTTCGAACGAGATTACTCGCGATGAACTCAAGTTTATGCGTTTTATCGAAAAGTTGCGCGCTCGTTTCTCAATTATGTTCGACGAACTTATGGCTCGTCAACTTTCGTTGAAGGGTGTTTGTACCCTCGAAGAATGGCAAGAATTTAAACAGTCAGTTCATTACGACTTCTTAAAAGATAACAATTTTGCTGAACTTAAAGAAGCTGAACTATTGCAAAATAGAGTGGCTCTACTCAATGTCGTTGATCCATATGTTGGCAACTACTTTTCTAAAGCATGGGTTCGTAAGAACGTATTGAACCTAACAGAAGATGATATTAAACTTATGGACGAGCAAATGGCTGAAGAAGCCGCCAATCAAGAAGAAGTATCAACAGATTTAGAAGGTGCTCCATCAGCTGCGCCAGGAGAAATGCCGCAATTGGCAACAAATCCTACAGAAGATGAAGAAGACCCTGATGATATAAATAAAAAAGTCAAAGAATTATTTTAAGAGGCAAATATTATGTCAAATTTTACTGATTTTGCAATTCAACAAGATGTTATGTCATTTAAGGAAAAACTTGATAATGCAATTGCAACCAAAGTTGCTGATGCATTAGCGCAAAAGAAACTTGAAGTTGCACAGACATTTTTTGATGCTCCAGAGGCTGTAGAAGCAGAAACAGGCGACGCACAATAAGATGGCATCATTTAAAGAATTAAGAGCAAAAAGAAAACCATATCAAGATGCACCAGCAATGTTGGTGCTCAAACGAGTTGGTATTCGTAACTATCCAAACGGACAACAAGTTGCATTATATCACAATGCTGCTCTTGATTTGAACATCAGCGTTCCTTTCACTAAAAGTTCTTTAGATCCAGATGGTCGTTTAGGTGAACCAGTTAAAATTGGCTCTTTACTGCCAGCAGCTGCGATCTCAGAAGGCGTTATCGGATCTCTTAAAAACATCGCTCAGTCACAACAACCTGGACAAATTAAATTTAACAACGGAACGACAGAAGAAGTGCATCATGCAATCGCTCAACAGATTGTTGACGTGCATGCAAAACTAGACAATTCAAATAAAGATAAATTTGAGCGTCTTGTAAATGTCGGTCCTGCAGGTTTGCAAAAAGTAACACACTGGCTTAAGAGATTAGAATCATCTAAATGAAACGATTTAAATCATTCATAACAGAAGAAGATATTCAAAAAGTTGAAGAGCAACTTGACGAAGCCTCATCAGCATTTAAAACGCGCAAAATTGGTCGCATGAAACTTATCCCAATTCGTTTCCGTACAGTTGGCGGCAAGATTGTAGCACAACGTCGCGTTAAGAAGTCCGCAGTAAAAGGTTTCACGCTTCGTGGTGGAAAATTAGTTAGAATGAGTGCTGGTGAAAGAATGCGTCGTAAACGCGCACAACGTCGTGCTGCCGTTAAACGTCGCGCAAAAATGGCTCGCGCAAAGATGAAGAGAATGCGCACAATGAGACGCAGAAAGGCGCTCGGAATCTAAAGGTATAACAAAATGAAATTAATCGTAGAAACAGTCGAAGCAGTCAAGTACCTTACTGAAGAAAAGAACGGTGTAAAGCAATATTACATCGAAGGAATTGGTCTTCAAGGTAATAAGGTAAACCGCAACTTGCGCGAATATAGCACAGATATTCTTGCGCGCGAAGTAAATCGTTATAATAAAGAATATGTTAACGAGAATCGCGCATTTGGCGAGTTGGGTCATCCAGACGGTCCTTCAATTAATCTTGATCGCGTATCACACATGATTAAAGAGATTCGTCAAGAGGGCGATAATTTCATTATCAAAGCAAAAATTTTAGACACTCCATTCGGAAAGATTGTGAAAAATCTTATCGACGAAGAATGCAAATTAGGCGTTTCTTCTCGAGGAATGGGTACGCTAAAGTCTGTAAATGGTGTTAACCAAGTACAGAACGATTATTATCTAGCCACAGCGGCAGATATAGTAGCTGATCCTTCAGCACCTGATGCGTTTGTTCGCGGCATTATGGAAGGCAAAGAATGGGTATGGAATAATGGCAAAATTGAAGAAGCCACCATAGACAAAATGCGCCAAAAAATTGAAAGAGCAAAACACAAACAGCTTGAAGAAATCAAACTACGTCAATTTGAGAGTTTCCTCTCAAAACTGTAATTTTATAAATAAATTCATAACTATAGGAGTTATTTCTCATGAAAACATTAGCAGAAGCTGCCGCTGAAATTTTGATGAAAACGAAATCAGATTCACCAGCAGAACCAATGAAGAAATTAGCAAGTGGCGCAGAGGTAGTAGACCTCGGCGGTTCAACGCTTGACAAGCCAGAAGGCGACGAGATCGGCAAGAAAGCCGCCGCCGTCCTAACTCAGGCTCCTGCCCCAGGTAAGGGTGCAGCAGTTGCTGGCGATAAGGCATCACAAGGTCTTGGTGGTGGCAAGTCAAATCCTACAGCAATGGCTGAAGAAGAAGAAGTTTCGGAAGAAGATGTTGTAACAGAAGTTGAAGCATCAGCCGATGAAACCGTCGAAATTGACGCATCTTCAGAAGAAGCCGTTGAAGAGATTGCTGAAGAAGAAGAATTGACTCCAGAAGAAATCGAAGAAGCCAAGCATGCTAAAGTCGCCATGATGCGCGATAAGATGAAGCAGCTCGGCGTCAAGGAAGATATCGACGCTATTTTCAGCGGCGAAGATCTTTCAGAAGAATTCAAGACAAAGGTAGGCACAGTATTTGAAGCAGCCGTTATTGCTCGCGCAGTAAACGTTGTTGAAGAAATGGAAAAAGAAATCCTTTCTGCAGCCGCTCAAACTATTGAAGAAGCCAAAGCACAGATCGAAGAGCAAGTCGACAGCTACCTCAACTATATGATTGAGCAGTGGATGGAAGAGAACAAGCTCGCCGTTACATCTGGCTTGAAGATGGAAATTGCTGAAGAATTCATGGCTGATATCAAGAATGTATTCGAAGCACACAACATCAACCTACCAGAAGAACAACTTGACGTTATGGAAGCAATGGTTTCCGAAAACGAAGAGTTGAAGAAGAAGTTAAATGACGTTCTTCATAGCAACATTGAACTTAAGAAAGAAGTCAATGAATCAAAGAAGAATGAAATCGTTACTAAAGTTTGCGAAGGGCTCACCGCAACGCAAGCTGAAAAAGTAAAGACACTCGCAGAGGGTGTAGAGTTCACCACAGAGCGTGAATACTCAGAGAAGTTAAAGATCATTCGTGAACAATACTTCTCAAGTAAGGTGAAAACAACAGCTCCTACGCCTGTCGTAGAAAGCGTTGATCCTGCTCCAGCATCGGACGAATCGGCAACGGTTAGCCCATTGATGGAGCGTTATGTACGTTCAATTGGTAAAACT